GATGGCAAGTTGCAAGTGCGCTGGCACCACTGGATCGTTCGGGACGCTCATATTCACAGCGTCAAACGGCATTACCAGAACTTCGTAGAAAACTGGTCAGAAAAAGAAAATGTGACGCTTTGTTCCTCGAAGATCCAATACGACTTGGTCCGCCAAAAAATCGAGGAGCTAAAGACCCTCGGCAATCTCCAAAGGGTCGGATATGACGCCCTGGGAGGCATGAAAACCGAGGTTCAGAACTGGGGTGACGTTGAAGAGAACTACAACCCGGCAATCGACTTGCCGATGTGGAGCCTGCCGCAAACGATTGTCAGCATGGGTCCGGGAACCTATCAATTGGAATCTTTTCTGAGAAATGAAAATCTTGCCCTTGAAGATGATACAATTGTGGAGTATGCGTTAGCCGGTGTGCAGTTGCAGGAAAGCGTTAACGGAGACCGCCGACCTTGCAAACAGAAATCCACCAATATCATCGACCCGATAGTGGCCTGCGTAATGCTTTGTGCCGTGCTGATTCGGGAAGGTGCCGAGCGACCGGGGGCCTACGCTGACCTCAAGGACATCGCATGCTGAATAACCTGGTCACAGAAATTCGCCGGCGTTTCCGACACACCAAATTTGGTGGTTCGACTGGTGTTCTTCCGGACAACTGGTTCAATTGGGAACGGCCTGTCACGTCTGGGGATCTTGCGGGAGATCCCTACCAGGCTCTAGGTTCCTGCCCGCTACAGCGTGCGGTGAACCTGGTTGCCGGCGATATCGCCAGGCTCCCTATCAAGACCAAGGAATACACCGAAGACGAACGCTGGGAAGACTGCTCGGATTACCCCGATCTTGATGTGATCTTGAACGATCGCACCAATTCGTACTTCACGTCAAACGAGTGGCGGCGATGGATGACCAGTTCCGCATTGATCTACGGGAACTCGTTCTCGGTGATCTCTCGCGTGAACGGCGAGGTAAGCGAACTCATCCCTGTTCGCCCTTGGGATGTGCAGCTGTTGCCTGACACGCAACGGGGTGGTTGGTACTACCGATCAAGCGAGTACGGCGAAATTGCACCAGCGGACATCTTGCATTTCCGCATGCCGGCGTTCCAAAGAATGCTATGGGGTGAAAGCCCCGTCATCCTGGCTAGGCGAGCGGTCGAGCTTGGATTCCGACAAGAACACGCTGGCCTTAGTGCGTTCCAAATGCCGGGGCTAGGCAAGATTGCGATCACAACGAAGGAAACCGTTGGTGGATCAGCAGTTAGGGCCATGCAGGACGCATTCCGGCATACCCATTCTGGTCCGGAAGGCATGCTCCGTCCGATCGTTGTGCAGAACGAAAGTGACGTAAAACAGGTTGGTCAGTCGTTGACCGACCAGGATTGGATTGCTGCTCGCCGGTTCTCGATCAACCAGGTTTCGCAGATGTACGGGGTTCCTCCTCAGTACCTCTACAACCTCGAGAACTCAACGCAAGAACAGACGGCGGAGATGTCTCGAGCCTACATCGACACATGCCTTGGTTCGTACTTGGCAAACTTCGCGGCCGAAATGACGATGAAGCTGCTTCCCTACGAGTCCGGCGGCAAGCGATACCGAGTCAACTTCGACACCGCACCGCTGATCCGTGGCACGTTCAGTGAACAAGTCAACGCCATCCAAACTGCTATTCAGACCGGCATCATGACTCGAAACGAAGGCCGAGCGATGATGGGTTACGCCCCCATTGACGGCGGCGATGAAGTCCTGATTGGCCCGAACATGCTCCCCGTACAACAGAACCAGGAGGCCGCGAATGCTGGAGCATCGGATGATGCAAGCGACAGTTCGCCCGAACAGTCGGACGATTGAAGGTATCGCTGTGCCTTACAACAGTCTCTCAGTGACACTCCGAGACCGCCCCCGCCCCTACAAAGAGCGGATGGACCCGGATGCCATGAAGTGGGACGACAACGTCGTGGCGTTGGTCCAGCACGACCCGCAGACGGTGCCGTTGGCACGAATCGGTGCTGGCACCATGCGAGTCTCAAACGCACCCGAAGGTTTGCGGTTCGAGATTGACCTTCCCGAAAATCGCACTGACATCATTGAAGCCCTTGAAAGAGGAGACCTCGATGGTTCAGTGAGCGTTGGATTTGTTTGCCAGGATGATTCCTGGCGACACAACCGTGGAGCGCCTTCTGTCCGAACGGTTCGGGCAGCGATGCTTCATGAAATCAGTGTGGTCTCGCGTGGCGCATACGCCAGCGCGCGTGGCACGCTTAAGGAGTCCTCATAATGAGTGACGACATTCGGAGTCTCCGCGAGCAGCGGGACGACCTGGCGGGCAAGATGAACGAAGTCTTGCTCAGAAACGACAGCATCGACGATGTTGAGTCCATCGAACTTCTCGAAAAGGGCGAAGCACGCCTGGCCGAGATCGACACGCAGATTCGTGCAACCGAAGCCAGGAACAAGGCCGAGGCCGCAGTCAAGAAGCCGAGTTTCGGTTTCACTGCATCTTCCGGTGCCGCTCCGCGGGAAGATCGAGCCTATCGGTTCGACATCAACGGCAACAATGTGAGAATCCTTGGCGGCGACCCTGACTACCGAGTTAACCCGCTTGGTCTTGGCTCAGACGGATCTGCCTCGACGTTCACTGCAACGGATGCCAACGGGCCAGTCGCGGGTGCCAGCATTCCGGTCGATCTGCTCGCGCAGATGATCCGGAAGCTCCCCGAACTCGCGGTGCTTCGCCAGAACTTTGGTGTGCGAACGTACAGCAACGATGTGGAGCTGCAACGTGTGAACGCGCGTATCACGATGACGGGCGATGCGTTCGTGCCTGAGTCGGGTGCGTACACCGAGAAGATTGGTTCCTTCGAGCGAATTCGCGTGCGCAACTTTAAGAGCGCAGCCCGCTCGAACGTCACCGAAGAATTTCTCCGGGATGCGCGTGGAAACGCTGTTCAGGAAATGCTCTTGCAGCACGCAGAAGAGCATGGCCTGTATTTCGACAACCAGTACGCGGTTGGTGTGGGCGAGGATCTTGGGCCGGAACCCGTGTTCCTGACTCCCACGAAGTGGGCGCTCGACTACGACGTAGCCGCAGGAAATGGGGCTGGCACCACTACTGCCGCAGACGCGCCGCACGCCGGCATCTTTGAAGAAACCCTGAGCATTGCAGCCGTTGACGGCAACGGTGCGGCCGCTGGAACCGCCATCACGACGGCGATGGCTCAACTTCGCTACGAAGAGATCCCCGCTCAATACTGGGGTGGCCTCAAGTGGATCATGGGCCAAGACACGTTTGCTGCGATCGCGTCTGTTTCCGACGGTAACGGTCGTCCTCTTTATCAGCCGTTGCTTACTTCGACGGTTGGGTCCAACAACTCGATCGGAACCATTCTTGGTCTTCCGGTCTCAGTCAGCAACAACCTTCCTGGCAAGGTTGCGGACAATGTTGCGGCCGTGCTGGTCCACACCGAAGACTACGGAATCTTCGACCGTGTTGGCTTCAGCCAGCAGATCGACCCGTTCACCGATTCGGCGATTGGCGAAACTCGATACCTGACTCGGATGCGATCCGATGGTCGATGGCTGCGACCGTTCGCTGCCGGCCAAATCAAGTGGGTCACCTGATCTTTCCTCTCTCGGCCCTCCCCTGCCTTCGGGCAGGGGGGGGTTTTCGGGGTTTCAATGTCGCACACCATTTCCAACCTGGCCGCTCACCCGTTCCAAGTTTCGGAATTCCGGGACCACTTGCGGCTTGAGATCACAGACGACGACCCGGCGGTTGCCCGGTCGCTCGACGCTGCCGTCCGTGCTGTAGAGCGTTGGACCGGGGTGATGACTCGGACGGCCGACGTGGTCCAGGAATGCGGCTACGCCATGCCTCCGTTCCGTGCAGAAGTCGCGTACCCAACTGCACTGGGAATGGTCAACCAGATCAATCTTGAAAGCGAGGTGACCACCGACATCACAAGCAAGATGGCTTTGATCTCTGGACACGGTTGGGTCTACGCGATCCTCCGACCCAGGCACTACGTCGAGCGGAACTCGATCTATCGGTGGTCCTACTCAGTCACGCCAATCGCACCGTTCCCTGATGATTTGAAACTGTGCATCTACGGGATTGGCGCATCCTGGTACGAGAACCGCGAACAGATCCAGCAGAACATCAACCTGACCAAGCTCCCAATTGCGTATCGGTCGATCTTGGAAAGTTATCGGGACGGCATGCTTTGAATTCTGGCCCTGCTCGCCAACGAATCACGGTCAACTGCAAGTCGCCTGCTTCAGGGACTTCTGGGCAAGACGACTTCATTGGCGGCGCAGGCACTGCGTTTACCCGGTGGGCGCAAGTCAGAAGCATCAAGGGTCGTGTTGACGATGAAGGCATGCAACAGACTGAAGGGCGAAGGTTCTTCAAGATCAACATGCGTTACGACAGTGGAATTGGCTACGGGTGCGTGCTGACGTATCGGGGCCGTGAGTTACAGATCGAACGCATCGAAAACGTCCGAGAAATCAACCATGAACTCATCATTTATGCCTACGAGGTAGATTTGTGAACGACAGTGTGGTTTCCATTGCCATGTCAGAACGCATCCAAAAGGATCTCCAAGAGATGATCCGAAAGGGCGGCATGCATAAAACGGAAGCAAGGAAGGCGTCGAAGGTTGCCGCCGGCGTTGTCGATGACCACGGCAGAGCTATGTTCAAGTCGTTTGCGTACGCCTGGGGTTCAAGCAAGAGCGCACTGCGCGGATACACGACAAAGAAGGGCAAGACGTATTCGGCCCGGGAACGCTTTCGTGTGTGGGCAGGGCGGAAAGCCTCGATCAAGTTCCAGACGAAAAAAAGCCGGCAGACGGATTTCTGGCATCGTTCGATGGTTCGGTATCAGAACGGCGGCAAGGGAAACCCTTCGACGCTTTCGCATTTGATTGAGTTTGGGTCGTTTCATTATCGAACGCGGAGATTCAACCGTGCCGACAACATCAAACGAGCAGCTTTTAGAGACAGGCAGCGAATGGCGTTGGGTGTCTTGGAAAAAGGCTTGGCTTTAGCCGTCCAGAATGCAACAGCCGGCACCAAGATGGGCCTGGTTAAGTTCCGGAAAAGTGTCACATGAGCAGCATTCCTACAACGTGCTTTAATTTCCTTGACGGAATTTCGGCACTCAGCGGCGTTGAAATATCTCCGTACGTCAGAAACCATGACGCAGGATTCCCTGCCGTGGTGTTTTCTTTCAGTGGAGACGCTTTCCCATCTTCGATAAATGAGAACGCCGGCCCTAGGCTCGTCCGTTGGACTGCTATGGCATTGTCTCGAACAATCGAAGAAGCCGAGACACTTGGCGAAGCCATTGTTGCCGAGGCTCAGGCCGCACAAACTGGATGCGGTCCCCAGCGTGTTGTGGGTGTTAACCGAGAGTACGAGCCAGCCTACGATTCTGCCCGCCAAGGCATGTACATTCACATCACTGAAATGGAGTTCTTCGCATGAGCGTTGAAGCAACCGGCGCACGCCTCCAAGGCACCTTTACCCCGGCAAAAACTGGTGGAACCGTAATCAACTTTCTGATTACTGGTTTCAATATGAACGTCGAGGATCGGCCGCAAATTGAAATGACAAGCGCGCTCAATTCGATTGCCGTTGTTGTTCCAGGTAAGCGCGGCACCACAACTGTGACCGTTAACGCTCGTTTTGATCAATCCCAAATTACGCAGATCAACGACGATCTTCTCGAGTGTGGTTACGGATACCTGACAATCGGTGCAGTCCGAAGGCCGGAGGGACTAGCTACTGATTGCAATTTCGTTGCGGCAGTCGGCATAGGAACCGACGCTACGTTCGACGCCCTGCTTGGGTTTGGTGCTTACCTCATGGGGTACACCGTCGAAGGTTCAATGGATTCGGCCATTGATACGACGCTGAACTTTACCGTGGTCAGTACGGGAACCGCTATCGAGACGGAAACAGCATGATGTTCGAGTGTCGGAAAGAAACAATCATCGTTGGCGGACAGCAATTAGTCATTAGAGAACTGTCTGCCGATCAACTTGTTGGCCTCGATGAGTCTGCAATGTCACTGGTGCAGGCTGGAATCTGTTCTCCAGAAGTGACTATTCAACAGATCGGGTCGTGGCCCTCGTCAATCGTTACAGAGATTGCCAGTGCAATCAGCAAGCTGAATGGATTTGACAAGGGAAACGTCTAACCCCCGTCCGGTTAACTCAGCACCGGGTTGCTGAAAACCTTGGTATGCCGGTCGGGGTCATGCTGCGTTCGATGACTGGTCGAGAATACTTGGACTGGGTCCAGTACCTCGATTGGAAGAACGGTAAGCAAACGCCAGAGGAAACGCTAAAGGAGGTTCTCAAATGCCAGGCTCTCATTCAGTCGGTTCCCTCTTCGTAAACATTGGCGGTTCATCCAAGGGCCTCAAAAAGGCTTTGGGAAACGCCAAGAAAGACCTGTCTTCGTTTGCCTCATCTATTCCAGGGATGGGTGGCGGTGCTGTTGCAGGAGCCAGGGCGAATCTTCAAAGAGCGAACGCAAGAAAAGCGGCGTTGGACGAGTACGGCCGGCGAGGCCCAGGAAGAGTTAAAGGCAGCAGGCAACAATTTGGCAAAGAGATGGCGAGGACAGTCGGCGAACAGGGCGCGGCGAAAACGGAATTGAGTCAAGCAATGGCTGCTAGGAACATGAGGATTGGATTGGGTGTTTTAGGGGTGACAGTTGGTGCGGTTTCGGCACTACTTAAAAGAGGCTTGGGTTCCGGCCAGCAATCAATCCAAAAACACATGCAGTTCGGAGCAATGGGGCCGCAGGGCGGAAGGTTTGTTGAAGCGCAGGTAGAGGCTTTGTTAGCCCAACTGAGCCACGCAGAAACACCCAAAGGTTCTGAGGTTCTAGCCAAAGAAGCAGAGCGTGCAGTTCGTTGGGATGAGGTCGGAAGAAAATGGGAAGTGATAGCGGATAGGTTTGGAGACGTAGTGGTTGCATTTGCCGAGTTCTTGTCACCTAAAAACGAAGTCACTGTGCAAAGCTCGCAAAGGGAGGCTAGGGCTCGAGCAACTGCCGGCGGGAACCGTGGCGGATTTGGAGTCGGATAATGACTGTTGACCCAACCTTACAGCCAATAATTACTTTGACTGAATCGCCGGCCCAGTTTCGAGAAACTGATTCGGAACTGTTTCAACCGAACACAGTCAGCTTGTCTTTTCGGGTGGATTACGGACAGATCATTGACCCAAATGCCAAGGGAAGGAAACTGGCAGCTGTTTTGTCCGATATGAGAGACCAAAACTACCAGATTTATCTTGGTAGATGCTTGGCGTTAGGTGGCGTCCCATCGCCATCTCCTTTGATTCCTTACGGAGCGATGATCGACGCATCCTGGTCAATCAACGAGTTGATTACAGCTGGGGTTCCACCAATCGTTCGCCGAATAAACGGTGCGATTGTTCCTGGGTCTCGCCTCGTTTGGCAAGTAGATGTCATGCTCAGCTTGGTTGGCTACCAAACGGTTTACAACCGTCCGCACGCCACCGTGACAACGACAAGTTCCGTCCGGATGGCTGCTGCCTACCGTCTTGGTGCCGACTTGAAATTGCTGACAGAACAAGCGACTAGCCCCAAGCTGGGAGACCCAACGCAGAATGACAAATTCACTACAGGAGGTTGTTCGACAAATAGCAATGCCAGGATAGGCACCTATGACTCAACCAATTGGCTTACATATTTGAAGTCAACGATGGACATTGGCGGCCAAGAGGTTGATATCGGCGGCCAACCTATTTCGGTCCCAATCGAGCAATTGCATTACACGTTGCAGTTTGTAATCAGAAAACCAAACTTTGGCGAAGACATCATTCCCGGTGGACCCGCTGCGCCAAGCGGTTACGGGACAAGGTACGTTGGTTGCATGTGGGAACTATGGGGGCAATACCCCCAGTGGGCGTTAAACAAAAGAAACGCCGAAACCCTCTTTGGTTACGCTCCGGGAACTTTAGTTGTAACCAATGTCACGAACACGCCAATTGACGACGAGTTCGTTGTTTGCAATGTCACGCTTACCTGGGACGAGTGGGGACATTGCGAACAGGCTCCTTGGTCGTTTCAAGGAAATATGCCGCCAACAATTGAAGCCGGTACAGGCGACAGGAAAATCCTGAACGCCGACACTGTGTATTGGATCAACCCGCATCAAGAATGCTTCAATTGGGCATCGGCAGATTTCCCCTATGAAGCCTATGACTTGTTTTCTGAATCCATCTTGGTGCCGACTTTCCCGTGATTGGAACCCCCTGGCACAACCTCGCTCCGTTCAAGGTCATTTCTTCCCAGGCGATTACTGGCGAGAGTGGTCGTTGGGAATACACGGTTCAAGTCGTTGAGTACGGCTCCTCAGTGGATGATGTTCCTGATGTGCCTATCGTGCCTGCCGGCGGTCCAGTCGAATACAAGGCGTACAACATGTACGAGTACGCAAACACAACGACTTCGCACATGGGAATTGACCCTGCAACTTTGCCTGGTCTCTTCGAGCTGAAGCCCATTCCAAACGACAGTATCGTCCCGGCCTTTATTGCCGCCGGCACCGCGGCAGACGCGAACGCGACAAACGGCACAATGGTCATGCTTCTTTGGCCGAATCAATTTGACGGTACTTGCTGATGACTACCAGGGCTTGTTGTTGCAACAATGAACTCTGGTATCTGTCTGAATGCAGTTCTGCTGACCCTATTGCCCCTCGATATCTATTCAAGCGATGCGACATTTACGAACTAGAAACAGGGCAACCAAAGGCAGACTGCCCAGCAGACTATTCCCCCAACCCCTACATAACTTGGAACATCCAACGGCCTGGCTGTTTTTCGCCTTATGACGAAGTGTGCGGGAATTTTCTGCCAGCAAGTTCTTATGTGCCGATTGCCATGACTACTAATGCGGATTCGGAAGGATATCAATCTGATTATTCTCCCAATTTGCCAGTAGTGAATACATGCCAGTATTGCCCTGGCAGAGTTTGCGGATTCATACTAGGGGGGCCAGACGACATCCTTGCGTGGCTAACCGTTGACGATTGCTGTTCCGACGCTTGCGGGAACCAATCGAACGGCGTAGCTCTTGGTTGCGATCTAGTCACAAGCGAATGCGGGGTTACGCTTTCAACTGTAGCCAACCCAGGCGGTTTTTCCACCAGCACCGTTGGGTCATTCTCTGGTACGGGATTCCTGAGCGAATACTGGAACGCTTCGCTTTCTATGGTTGCCCCGACTTCATGGTCAATTATTGCTGACCCGGCAGGTGCCTACGGCACTTATCAGCTTTCTGCAAATCTTGGCTGGCAATTAGATTACACCGTCAATGTCCAGTGCGGGGGCAGCCGCCCATGCTTTTCTGGGTACCAATTGCAAGCGTTTACGATTACAGGCTCCAACACCGTTACTGCAACGGTCACCCCTTCTTCTTCGGCTTGCTTTGGTAGTGCAAATACCGATTTAACTGTTTCGGCTAGCAGCACCACTTTGGACGGCCCGGTTGTAAACGTCTGCAACACGCCAAACACAACAGTCAAGTGGCGAGGCGGCCTTAATCGTTCAATAAGTAACGATCTTGGTTGCGACAAGCTGATTCGTTGGGACCGCACTAATTACATCGCCCTTGCGTTTGTTGTAAAAGAACCAACCTTCACTTCAATCGGTTGTGCATTTAATCCGTCGTGGGGTTCTGGGACGAATTCGGGCGGACTTGCTTATCTTGAAATCCTCAACCCTCTTGGTCCTAGATCGGTTTATTGCCCATGATTCGGTCGAAGCTGTCAAAAATGAATGGCCTTGGCGATGTCGTCGAAGCAGCGGCGAAGGCCATCGGCGTGAAGGCAGTTGTTGATAAAATAAGCGAGGTGACAGGGAAGGATTGCGGATGCGGCAAACGCAAAGAAGCACTGAACGAAGCAGTGCCATTCAAGAAGGATCCACCCGATGACCTGTGACCCCACCCGAATCGAACTCAGCAACCTGGCAACTACCCAGGTCACGTTCACGGTCACGCCGGCGCCAGCCGACGCGACGAACCTTGTGTTCTCGGTGCCAACGCTTTTGATTTCCGAAACAGTCGCATTGACGAGCGGTACAGGATCAGCCTCTATCGGTTCGGTCACCGCCGACGACTATTCGATCTACGACGCAACGATCCAGATCGGCAGCAGTGCGGGTGCCACGGCCGAGGCCGTCATCGTCCCCACCACCAATCCTTCCGGTATTGGCGTAAACGTCTCTGGGTCTGATGTGACGTACTGCGCCCCTTCGGGCGGCGGCGGTGTCGCCGGCGTTTCGTCGATTATCGCTGGAACGAATATCTCGCTGAGTCCGAGCGGCGGAACCGGAGACGTGACGATCACCGCGGCCGGCGGGAGCGGTTCCGGGACTGTGACCGAGGTGACGGGTACGGCACCGATTTCGGTCACCTCTGGAACTACGACGCCGGCGATTACCCACGACACATCAACCGCGACCGCTGGGTCATACGTATACCCGTCGGGAATCAATATAGACGCATTCGGCCATATTTCCGTGATCCTTTCCGGTCAGGAACCATCGCCGGTGGCGGGAAGCACGGCAATCGTGACGGTCGGAACCATCGCCACGGGAACCTGGGAAGGCACCACGATCGGAACCGCGTACGGCGGTACGGGTGCGACTTCCGTTCCCATGGTCGGAGTGATCACCGCAGCAAACGCAGCCGCAGCCAGGACGGTGCTCGAGGTCGTGAACGTCGGGAGCTACACGGGACAGATCGAGACCGTAGCCGAGAAAACGTACACGCTCGATCCAGCCGCGGCGACTGCCCGAACGCTTTCCGGGTTGTTCATGAAGACGGGAGCGGACAGCTGCACCGTGACCGTCAAGAACGGATCGGCGACAGTCGTCACCGGGGTGACGGTTTCGACAACGACGAACACAATCGTAATCTCCAACAACCTCACAGTAGCTGCTGGCAATGATTTGGAAATTGAAGTCGATTCAATCAGCGGAACGCCAACGGATCTAATCTTCTCGTTGGAGTACACGGAATGACACCGCCTAACAAATGGTTATTTTTCCCGACGCAATCTGCGAGCGGCACTCCTCAGATGCAGATCACTACGACGCTGCAAACTGAGGATTCTTCTACGCAATGGCAAACGAATACCTCCGGATGGTCGATCTCTGGTGCTGATAACGTCGCAAACAACTACCAGCAGTACACAAGCGGAGACATTCGGCGATCAACTAATATCATTGACTGCCTGTTCAAAATTCAATCGGGTAGTCCAGACTACGCAAATGGTTCTGCGTGGAGTACCGCAAGAGCTGCAAGCGGGTTTATTCTTGCTAACTGTTCGATTGTCGTTGGTGGGAACACCTTCTCTGCCGTCAGCAGTGTGAGTACGAATCAATATGGCCCTCGATTGCGTTTTGTTTCCACCACCTCAGATGCAACATCTTTTTTCAACGGATTCAACGCGGGTGACTCTGTAGTCATAACCGCAGACTGGAACTAAACCATGAACACGATTCACCACTACAGCGCGTGCCTCAACAGCCTCAACCAGATGACGGCAACCATCAACGCAATTGCGTACGACTTCAAGGAAACCGCACCCCGAAACGAACTTGATCTCGAGTTGATCAACGGTCTCTTGGCTGCTGCTGCTGGCATGACTCAGGCGGCGGAAGACTTGAAGACCGTTGCGTACGATCCAACTCCGGAGGCGTGATCAATGCTTGAGGTTCTCACCCAGGTCATCGGAATGTGTATCGCGGGCGCGATCCTGTACGCCGCGCGTGAACTCAAAGGAATTTCCCATGCGGTTCGTGATCTTGATTTCCGTTTGTCTCGGGTTGAACGCTGGTTGCATGGTTCGGGGATTCAAGAACCTACCGAGCGATTCACTGACGACCCCAGGCCAGTTGAGAAGCGCGGCGGCGATTGCTCGCTCCGAGGCGACGGCACTTGAAGAGATTGCGGATCAGCAGGAAGGCGTGATTCGCAACATCATCGGGGCGGCCCAGGCCGTCACCGAACAGATTGGAGCCCCGGCTCTGGTTACTGGATTAGTGGGGGGCTTGGCGGGCTTTGCGGTACCGACCCCTGGGCAGAAGAGAAGGGAACGAGTAGCGGCAGCAGAAGCGAAGGCTGGAACACCCCCCCCTAGGGTCTGACATGTCTCGAATTCTTGTTATAGGTGACATCCACGAACCAGCAACGCATCCGGGGTACTTGGCTTGGTGCAAACACCTGCATGAGAAGTGGGAATGCAACAAGGTCGTGATGATTGGGGACGTTCTCGATTATCACGCCATCAGTTTCCACGCTCGGGAAATTGACGCCCCGAACAGCGATCAGGAATACGACCTTTCCCACGCTGCTATCGCCCGATGGCGGGAAGCCTTCCCGGTTGTCGATGCCGTCTGCATCGGCAATCACGACGAACGGGTTCACCGCCTGGCCGCGTCGGTCTCGATCCCTGCTCGATTCATTCGTTCATTCAGTGACCTATGGAAGACGCCAGGATGGAATTGGGTGCGAGAGGCCGTGATCGACCGCTGCCTCTTCATCCACGGGACGGGATTCGGGGGCCAGCAGCCCGCAGCGACCGCCGCACGGGCCGCCATAATGAATGTGGCCCTCGGACACGTCCACAGCGTCGGAGGCGTCAGAAGGCTTTCTACGGCCTCTAAGGACATTTGGGGCATGGACACCGGCTGCGGCGTTGATATCGAGGCAGTCGGGATGCGGTACGGCAGGAACATGATCTCCAAGCCTGTGCTGGGGGCTGGAGTCGTCCTGGACGGAGAACCGATCCATTTCGCCATGCCGTGCCGGCGGGGGCAAGAGTTCCACCGATCCCGATTCCGAAGGAAGAAGCGATGAGAACCGAGCAGGAGCGAGCAATCCAGCAGATCCAAACCAGGCTGATTGAGGAGGTCGGGGCAGATGCCGTCGTGATCCTGTTTTCGAAGACGAAGAGGAACAGCACCACCACCCACATCCACACCTGGGGGAACGTCTTGGCTTGCCGGGGCCTGGCGGAAGAAGGCTACGGACACTTGTGCGAGGGTGAGGCAGCCGAAGAAGAAGACGACGAGTAAAACAAAACCGCCCTCGTCGGGAAAGACGGAGGGCGGCTTCGGAACCGAAGCGGACGATGGAGAACGCTCGGGTTCTACTGGGTTCGTGGGGAGGAGTCTAGCATGCTCCATCCCATTGTCCATCTGGTGGCTTCAGTTTTCTGCGAATCAGGCCGGCGTGGAGATCGTGGTGGCATTGGTTGCAGACCGGGGCGCAATTCGCAGCTTCAAACACTCGATGCGGGGCTTTGACTACTGGCTCGATGTGATGGACGGTTTCTGATGCTCGGTTCCCGCATGAGCGACAGATAGGTTCTCGACGAATCATTATGTCGCGAAACTTCCGCCATCGCCTGGTGTGCCGTGGATCTCGACCCGCGAAGACATCCCGATATCTCATGTGAGCAGGTTCCAGAGACGGACGAACGCCAGTTCGGCCTGAGCAGGCACGACGGCATTTCCTAACGCCCGCAATCGGTCCACCCGATCGGGAAGCCCATCAGCGTTTCGACCCAGGCTGGAGACAGTACGGGACGGTTCCCAGTCTGCTTGAGCTTCTCCTGGTCTTGCGGGCCATGTTCGGTAAATACGCAGGCGTTCAACGGCAGCGAATTCCGTCGGAACTGACTCGGCCCTGCCGTGTTCGATGCGTCCTGCGTCGTTGGCGTCGGCCAAGCCTGCAGCTTCCCCTGCGGCTTCCCGATATCCCTTCCGATCATCGCATCCGCTTCCGCTTTGTCCATCCCCGCCTCGACTCCCTTCCGTAGCAGCCTCACGTTCCCTTCGTGGGGCCTCATCGTGCAGTCCGGAGTCGGCCAGCCCGAGGATGAACACCCGTTCTCGTCGATGCGGCGCGCCGACTTCCTCCGCTGTGTACAGGCCGAACGCACATCGAAAACCAAGTTTTTCCAAGTCTGCAAGGACATCTCGGAGACCGAGTGTGAGGTGTCCAGCCACGTTCTCGAAAAACACTCCTCGAGGTCGAGCAGACTGGATGAGTTCTCCAATGACGGGCCACAGATGTCGCCTATCGTCCTCGCCTCGTCGTTTTCCGCAGACTGAAAAGGGTTGGCAAGGATATCCCCCTGATATCCAATCAATTCCAGTGATGGATTCGATGGGAAGGTCTCGGAGATCTCCGCACCAAACAGGACACTGATCCATCCTCCCTTCTTGCATCGCTTTTCCCAGACACGCGACGGAGAAGGCTTCCCTCTCCACCATGCAGACTGTTCGAGGTGATCTGCCAACCGCTCGAAGTCCGGCGGAGAGTCCGAGATCGAGTCCCCCGATTCCGGAGCAGACGCTAAGAATGTGATCCACATGATTGCCTCTCAAATTGGTAGTTCCCAGTCTTCCACGGTCGTGATCGTGATGTCCACGCCTGGCTCGATGTCATCCAGCGAGTAAGGACTCACCGGGGTTTCCACGTCAAAGTACTTGATGAGCGAATCGTCTTCCAAGATTCCGGCCCGGACAAGAGCGTCGAACACACTCTTGACCGGGCCGTCGATGTCCCGCCGACGCCGGTCGGGCCACCAGATTTGAAGGGATAAACGATACCCCTTCCTACTTATCAAAGCCTCCTCGCCTTGAAGTAGTTCTGCTGCTTCCTTCTCCCAGGCACGCATCTTCGGCGTTTTAATCAGCCGCAACCCCTTACCCATCTTCACCGGCATCAGCCGGTGGTTCCCGGTCGGGGGAAGCGGAAGTTTGTAACGCCGGCGTGGATCACTCATCGCACGCACCGAGAAGCTCGCGTTCAGCATCAGCCGCTGCGTCAAAGACCCTGTTGTAAAACTCTTTCACGTTCACCAAAGTCAAATCAGAAACGCACATCGCCGACCATTCTTCGGGCATTTCGATCACCACCATCATCGGGTGATCTCGAAACACAATCGCAATCGCTGCATTCTCCGATTCAGCATCCCACTCCAGGTGAATGCTCATGATCCGGGGAATCTGCCTGGCGAGTTGGACGCAATATGTCCCTAGCACTGCCACCATCGGGTCGTACGGTTGTTCGCCCACGTTACGAGTTAGAAGAGCTGGCTTTTTCATCGTCTATTCCTAAATCATGAAATACCGAGCGTTCTTGGTAGTCCCAGATTTACGCAAGGCATTCTTTGAAAGTAACAGTCGCATTGCACGCTGCATGCGAACTGGTGTCAATTCACACTTCGCCCGGATTTCCCCGCCGGGTATCCCATCAAACACACTATCAGCAAGCATCTCCCGTTCGGGTTGAACTCGAGAGATAAATGCAAGGATGGAATCGGCATCGAGATCCAGGCCCGTTCGCTTTCCGACCTT